CTGGGATGAGCTGCCTGAGAGCGTGCGCTCGATCTCGGCCAACTTCGATCCGAGCAAGGCCGGCGTGCTGATGGCCCATCAGTCCGAATGGATCCGGATGCAGGAGGGGCTGGATATCGCGGTCTGCGAAAAGGGCCGCCGTACTGGCATCACCTTCGCCCAGGCGCTGAGCGACACCATCACCGCCGCCTCGGCCAAGGACGCCGGCGGCGACAACGTGTGGTACATGGCCGACACCAAGGAAAAGGGCTTGGAGTTCATTGGCTATGTGGCCAAGTTCGCGCCGATCATTGCCCAGGGCCAAGCCTCGCGTATCGAGCAGCACATCTTCCAGGACCAGCAGCCCGATGGCACCAGCCGGCAGATCCAGGCATTCCGGGTTCGCTTCGCCAGTGGTTTCCGTATCACGGCACTGTCATCGCGCCCGGAGAACATCCACGGCCTACAGGGCGTGGTCGACCTGGACGAAGCGGCGCTGCACAAAGACGTGGCCAAGGTGCTTGAATCGGCCACCGCGCTGCTGATCTGGGGTGGCCGGATCCGCGTGTGGTCCACTCACCGCGGCAAGAAGAATCCATTCAATCAGCTGGTGCAGGACGTTCAGGCCGGTCGCTACGGCAAGAAGGCCGGGGTCATCCGCATCAGCTTCGATGATGCTGTTGCCAACGGCTTGTACGAGCGGGTCTGCGCGATGCGTGGCAAGGCGGCTACCGCCGAGGGCAAGAAGGAGTGGTACACCGCCATCCGCTCGGCCTATGGCCCGCGCAAGGCCGCCATGCGTGAGGAACTGGATGTCATCCCGCGCGATGGCGATGGCTCGGCCATCCCCTCGGTCTGGATCGACCGAGCCATGCCTGAGGCCCGGCCTGTGCTGCGCCTGGTCTTCGATGACGACTTCCCCAAGCGCTCGGAGAAGGAACGCGAGATCTGGTGCTCGGTCTGGATCGCCACCACACTGCTGCCGACGCTGCGCGCTGCGAGCGCCGGCTTCACCGGGCGCTGGGCGATCGGCATGGACTTCGCGCGCCACCGCCACTTCTCGGTAATCAAGCCGGCCAAGGTCAGTCAGGATCTGCGCCGGGACGTGCCGTTCCTGATAGAGATGGCCAACGCGCCCACCCGCCAGCAGGAGCAGATCCTGTGGGCGCTGCTGGACGCGCTGAAGGAAGGATTCTCTGGCCGCTGGTCGTTCGCTGGCGACGCCACAGGTCCCGGCCAGACCTTGATGGAATACACCGGCGACCGCTACGGCCGGGCCGAGCTCGATGCGGAGACGGGGCGCTACAGCGGCGGCCCGATCCATGAGGTCACCCTGTCGCGGCCGTGGTACGGCGAATGGATGCCCAAGTACATCGCGTTGTTCGAAGACGGATTCATCACCGTTCCCAGGGACGCATCGCTGGAGGACGACCATCGGGCCGTGGAGTACGTCGACGGCATCCCGATGGTGCCGCGGCTTGAGCGGAAGGACCTGCAGGATCCGGAGCTGGTCCGTCACGGCGACGGCGCGATCGCCGGCGTCCTGATGCAGTTTGCTGCGCTCAACCACGTCACCTCGGTTCCCATCGAGTTCAAGGCGGCCGGCGCTCGGGCCTACATCGGCGACGGCCGAGCCGAAGGCGTGGCCACCGTCGTGACCGATGATGCCTTCGGCACCGTCAGCGGCGGCAATGATTTTGGAGGATTCGCATGACCACCGCCCCCCCAGAGATCGGCCGCGAGATTGCCACCACCGCCGATGGCATCGACATCACCCGTGGCTACACCGGGCCGCTGCTGCTGCCCTTTGACAGTGTGCTGCGCAATCGGGGTGGCTATGACCTGCAGATCTACGAGCAGGTGCTGTCCGATCCGGAGGTGAAGACCACCTTCGGATCGCGCCAGGACTCGGTGGTGGCCTGCGAATGGCAGGTGGAGCCCGGTGGCGAGAAGCGCATCGACCGCCAGGCCGCGGAGTATCTGCAGGAGCAGCTGCACGGCATCGGCTGGGACAACGTCACCCGCAAGATGCTGTTTGGCGTGTTCTACGGCTATGGCGTGGCCGAGCTGCTGTACAAGGTCGACGGCACCCGCATCGGCCTGGAGGCGATCAAGGTCCGCAATCGCCGACGCTTCCGCTACG